AGAAAGTTTTATCTGTCCTACATTTAGTTTATCAACTAACCCTGTGCCTTCTGCATTTGTTATCATATCCATATAAAATTGTGCTTCTTCTGACATTGGGTCTTTTGACCTAATCAAATTTGCTGCTGCTAAATAACAAGTTGCTTTAATAATAACAGGGTCATATTCAGGTGTCAAACCACTTGCTGAACCTTCTTTAATCTGTGTTGATTTAGGTAATGGCATCTGAAATCTTGCATCTAACAAGTTATTTAACTCCATAGAAGCATTTACTAATTGTTGGTCAATAAATGTTGCAAAATCTACACCTGTTTCAAATATCTGCTCATTTATAGTGGTAGATGAATAATTACTATTATAATATTCTAATTGATTAGTAGCAGAAGCATAAAACCATTCTCCATTTGAATCAACTGCACCACTTGTGGATTGTGCTGCTGCAAGTTCTTCACCATTTACAAAGAACGTATCAACATAACCACAATCTCTGAATAAATGTAGATTCCCTGATGTTAATGTAGGGTATATTTGTGTTTTCTGATCAAAATCACCAAAGTTATTAAAGTAATTCTTTAAATCAGATTGACTTGCATATTTAAAATTAGTTGCCATATTCTACTTCCTTTTCTTTGGCTTCATTTTAGGCTTTCTTGGTCTGCCTTTTTTACTTCCGTATGTTCCCTTACCTTTTGGCATAATCCCTCCTTATGAGTAGCAAATTAATGTTAATTCACCATTTTTATAACCATTTGTACTTCTTGCTGCAATCAATTTCACCATATTAGATTTATTTGATGCTCTTGTTGGTATTCCTGCGTGTGCAGAAGCATAATTGAATGATGTCTTAAATTCTGCTCTGTATAATCCTGTAAAATCAACTATTCCTGTATCATAGTCAATAGTACCACTTCCGACTTCTCCAACTAAATTACCATTACCATCATCAACCAACATATTTTTTGTATTTTTAACTGATTTACCACTCTGAACATCTGTTATCCTCAATGATGGGAATCTAGTCTTAATAGGTGTTTCGTGTGCTGCTGTATCAGGAACATTACCAACAGCCCAAGGTTCTGTACCACTTGATGGATCTACTAATGTAATGCTATCTCCATCAATCCATTTTTTAGCACTAAACCTAACATCACCATTCACAATGCCTACTGTATAATCTAAATTAGCATCTACAAATGCTTGATTGATTAGTTCAATAACTTTACCCCAACTCACATCAGAAGAATCTGTTGTAAATGCTATATCTGCTGTTGTGCCTAGCGAATCTGTAATCCTAAACTCATACGCTGTTGATACTGCTAATCCTGTTGAATCTGTTGAACCAACTGCAACACCTAAATTTTGATAACCTCCGTGTTCTGGGAATTGAATTACAACAGAACCTGCCACTATGCCACCTGCTACATCAGTTGCACCTGTACCTCTTGGCACTACACCACTTGCACCTAATAATTGACCTTTAAATCTGCCCTGTGCATCTGTTCTAATGTTAGTACCACTATCATCTTCTGTGCCTTTATCGTGTAAATGGCTACCTGCATACATATATACATCTGTATTATCAGGGATTGTTTGTGCAGTATATCCTAATACATTTCTCTCTACTGTCAATGTATTACTACTTACAGATACAACTCTCATAGCATCAGAAGTTGATGTATCAAAAAATATATAATCTCCTGCTCTGAATTTAGCACCTGCACCATCTAATGCTATTGTAGTTGAACTTGATGTATCTTCTGTATCTGTATCTGCACCCATATCACCACCTTTTGAATGAGTGGCATCTAATGTTACAACATTATCTGTTGCCAATGTTAATAAGGAAGTCCCACCAAGTGCTGCTGAATTGTCTGCATCTCTTTGCATTAATCTCATATTATTAGAGAAAAACATCTCACCTGCACCTAATATAAATGAATTAAATACTGCTTCATCTGATACTGTATCTGGTGCTGCGTGCGCCCATTTTGTGTTCTGTATTTGTATTTCTAATCCTACTGAACCACTATTATATAAACAGAATGATTGTGGCGCACCTGTTGATGTCGCTGTTTTAGTTGGACTATCATCATCTGGACTAAAAGCGATAACATCTGTAAATGTATCTGTGTGGTCTACATAAAATTTTGTTACAACTTCCTCTGTATAGTTTTTAGTATTGGAAAATGAATTTGTATTGCCATTTCCCTCTACTGTTAATGTTGTCTTTACATTTGCCATATTTTCTCCCTTAAACTAAATGATATTTTACTACTACGTTACACGAGTAATCTGAATTAACTGAATCGCTTTCAAATGTGCAAACCAAAACTTTACCTGCTGATACACTTGCACTATCTATTGTAAATGTTGATTTATATATTTGTTCTGATCCTGCATTTGTTGTATCAGAATTATGTGCAATTAATGTTCCGTCTGCTAATGCTGATGTTGAACCACTATTAAATGTGTAACTCATTAAATGAAATCTTGTTGTATCTCCTGTTGCTGCATCTGCACCCTCTAATGATACGACAGAATCAACAGAAATATTATCAGGAACATACATTAAGTGATTTACTATACTTGCTGCTCTTTGGTCATTTGCATCTGCTGTCGTTACTGTTGTTGCAGGGTCTGTACCATTTCCAAATATGTTCACTTGGTCTGTTATTCCTGTTGTTGCTCCGTTCCCAAAATTCAATGGATAATGATACCCTGCTGTATTCGCAGTAGTTGCTGCTGTATGAACAGAAAAATAAGCATATTGAGTAAGTGCATTGAATTGACCAACTCCTGCCTTAACTACGCTATTACTAGTATCTACTGCTAATAATGGAGTGCCACCTTTTGCTCTTACTTCAAATGCTGCTGTTGTGTCGTTAGTCTGTGGTGCAACCCTTAAATTGTCATCAGATAATTGTATTGCCGATACTGTGCCTTCTCCATCAGTTATGCTTGTCAATGATGTATCTATACCATTAGTATCATCATCTATTCTTAATAATGATTTATATGCACTTGCTATACTTTTTCCCGTTAAACCTGCCATAATATCCCTTTAAGTTGTTGAATCCCATTTAAAAACTACTGTTACATTGGTATCGTATGGTGCAGAAGGAGTATCTATCTGTATAGCGTATATTCTCCCTTTCACCAAAGCATTTGTTCCACTTGTCATACTATCAAAATCAACTGTTACAGTTGTATCATCAGCAATATTAATAGATGTATCTTTTACGCCTGTTACAGATCCTGGTGTTTCTGTTCCATCTGATGATTCATATATATCAAACTCTAATGTTCCATTTTGTGCAATTTCACTTCTAAACATAATTCTCTCAATAGTGCCATTAAATGGAGCAACCATAGAAACAAATTCATTTTGACCTGCGATATTATCTCTTTCAATAACATATCCTGCCAATGGTATAAATTGATTATTTGTTGAATTTGTATAATAATTACATACTTTTGTTTCGTAGTAATATTGAACAGTTGAACCACCTGCATTATCATCTACATATTTTTTTGTTGCTAAATCAAAGTCTGTTAATGGGGTAGATTGAGTAGTTGTCTTAATATCGCCTGTAACATCTAAATCACCAACAATCTTTAATTTATCTTTGGATAATTGTAAAGCAGTATCTGTACCATCATCATCTCTGACTAATTTTAGATTCTCATCTACATAATCTGTGATCAATAATGGTTTAGACATTTTTCTTCCATTTTTGCAATTCTGACTTCAACTCATCAATTTCAGACGTTAATCCCTTTAATGCTTTTTCGTGTAATTTTACCTGTTTATCGGTTTCATTCTCATTTTCCATATACTTGACCAATTTGTCTATTTTCTCAATACCTTTGAACTGTTTTAGGACAATTTCAAGTATTTTAGGGACAATCTTCTTTATCAATAACGCAGGAATCATTATTTTTTAATTCCTTTTACTACTGTCAATGTAGAATCATAGATAGCATCAAGCAGTTCTTTTTCTTGCTTCTCATTTAAAATAGGAACATTGATCTCTTTATTTAATTTTGCAACCACTTCATCTTTGTTTTCTGTTAAGTATTTTATAACATAATCAATAGCAAAGTTCTTTAAAAAATTAGTTAGTTTTTTCATTTCTTATCCTTTTCATTTCTTAATATTAGTTTATCTATTATTTCTACCAATGCTTCGTACTTCTTCATAATTCCACGCAGTTCAATCTGCATCTTCTTCTGTTGATTTATCAGGGTTATTATAATGCCTTCTAACCTTTTAAATCTCTCCTCCAAATCATCAATTAATTCATTCTGAATCCAATTCTGCTGTTTCCAAAGAAAATAACCCAATGCAAGTGAGATTAGAATAGGAAATCCAAATTGCTCTAATATCTGTATAGGATCCATTCACTACTCTAACTCTTTAATTAAATTGGATAGTTCTAATGCTCTATTAGGTGTTTGCTTTGCCCATCTACTATCAAGCATTTCAGCAGATGCTTTACCATATCGCTTATTTTCTAAATGATCAATAGTCTTTTTGAATTTACTGAATCCAGAAACACCTAACTGATAACACATCTCTACAACCACATCTTTTACTGTACTATCAGCAGAACGCCACCAAACAAATGTCTTACCTATTCTTGTCATTAGATTATCTAACTTACGCATCAATATCATCTCTGATATATCTTCATCTAACTCCAAATCCTTAATAGCAAAACCATAACCAATAGTATCATAACCCTCTGTGCATTTATACACTTTGGATCTGAATCCCTCGTGGTGTTTGATTCTGTCTAATAATGACATTTATTTAAATGATTTAGTGTAAGAACGTGGATTGCCAACTTCTACAACTGCCACCCCACACGCTAAAACTGCTGCATTTCCTGCAAATAATTTATCTGTTGCTTCTTTTTGGATTATAACAGTATCAGAACCATCTAATGAAAATGTACCTATATCTGTTCCACCTGATTCTTCTAATGTAACTAAATATTCTGTTCCTGTTGCTGCTGTATTATGCAACCTTACAAATTCGCTTGAACTTACATTAGATGATGCACCTGATGAAGTACCTAATGCTGCTTCTGTTGTTATTGGCTTAAATATAACCATTATACTTCCTCAACTTTCCAACCCTTATCTTCATAGGTCTTTCTAACACCATCTTTCATATTGATTCTTTCAATAACATTACCATTAGGTTTAGTTATTTTAAATATACCAGATTTCTTTGGTGTTGCTTTTTTAGTTGTCTTTTTCTTTTCAGCCATTTTAAATGCTCCTTTTATATAATTTTACCATTTTCATCAAAACTGACACCACTAAATACTCCAATGTTATCAGTTCCCTTACCTTGCTTACCCTTGCTAATTCTATCACCTACCTCGCATATATAATCAGTATATGCCATCTTGCTACCCTTATAATACGCCTGTTGTCCTTTTTTATCATCTTCAACAAGTTTCAGGTTATTAGTTGGGTCTAATTCAACTCCAAACTCTTTATTATTTAAATTTCCTATATCTTTTTTATCTTTCATAATTTCCTTTTTAGTAAGGGGAGGGAAATGAATCCCTCCCAATACTTACTGACCACTTATAGACTATGCTATTTCTGTGAATATTTCCACGCCGTGTAGATCAACTGTTTCAGCGATTTCCCAATATCCATTAGCAACAATATCAGTACCTGCTTCTGCTGCTTGTCTTTGTGTTTCTATTTGGATAAAGTTTCCACCACCAAAATCAATATAACCACAACCAAGTGCTGTATTAGAATAAATAGCACCTTTTTTCTCTGTGCTATCTGAACCATCAGCAACCTGTGGAGAAGTGTAGAAGTTAATTCCTGCAAGAGATGTTACAAACCCTGCTTGTAAAAATTGTTCTGATGCACTTGAACCACCTGCGAAAGCACCATTAGAACCATTAACTGCTGCAACTTGTCCTAACTCATTTGATAGACCAAATGAACCATACATTTGTTGTGGGTGTAATACTGCACTATAAGGTCTTGGAGCATCATTTGCTTCTAATGAAGCAACTGCGTCCATAACATCTAACCATCTTAAACCTTCTCCTGATGAACCTTTTGAAGTAGCAAAAGCATCAAACAATGCACAAACGTGATTGTCAAACTCTGCTGCAACTGCATTACCTAGAACTCTACCTGCATTAACCATTAACGCATCAGAATTTCCGTGTGCTGCCAAATCAGTAACTTGTGCATACACATTGTTTCTTAATACTTCTAATGATACTGCTGCTGTTGTTATACTTGCTGCACTACCTGTTGTTTCTTCTGCACCTGATGCAGAATTTTGAACTGCACTAACTGCCATTTTAGAATAAACAGGAATCTGAACAGTATTAGTACCTGCTGTTGCAGGAACCATTGTTATTGTTCTTGGTGTAACTGCTGCTTTGTTAAATTGAACTATTGCTGCTGCAACTGTTTTTCCTAAACCACCTGCTGCAACACCGACATCTGTAACTGCCATAATATTCTCGCTTTCTTTTACCCTCTCGCAACTGCAAATGCCTTTGAGTAGGGTTTATTTATTTAATATAACCTTTTGTGTTACCCTCTAAATATGCTTCGCAACCTTTTGGATCTCGCATTGCAAATTCTTCAATAGATGAATAACCCCCAAATTCACCAGAGTCTTGTGGCTTTGCACCTACTCTTGATGAATCCATACCTGTACCTTTATTTAGACTTGCAGATTCAATATCTACAAATTCTTCTAAATCTTGTAAGGACATAGATGAAACAAATTTTTGCTTATTTTCAGGCAAACGATTAACTAACGCATCTCTGCGACTTGTTTCATAATCATTCCATTTGTTAGCAGTTCCTTTATACTTTTCAATCTCTGCATCTTTTTCAGCAAGGAGAGTGGTATATTCTTCATTCTTCTTCATTCTTTCTTCTCTCTTTGCTTTATTTTCAGCATCAATTTCATTTAAGCGTTCTGACATTTTAGCCACTTGATCCTTCAAAGTGTTCTTTTCAGATACTACTTCTTGGAATCTACTGTATGGAATATCATTATTTTTACTAGCATCTGTGCTAGGGTTTGTTGCGTTGGTTTCCTCAACTTGATTTGTCTTGTTTTCTTCTGACATTTTATCTCCTCTTTTGTGAGTATTTTAATTGGATAAAGATATGTGATTTACATCACTAAAATAACCTTATTTATTTTTCAGTTATTATAAATTAATATCAAAATTTCCACCTCTAAATTCTTTTCTAAATCTTTTGTCTGTATATCCCACAGCAAAAACCTCTATAAATTCTTGTATATCTTCTGGAATAGGTGTTGATGATGTAGATAATTCCCTGCCCATCTTGTTTAATCCTACAACCTTACCACCTTGTGTTACTGTACCAAATGAAAAACTATCTGACTTCACTTTGATTACCTTGAAATCTCTGAACAAATCCCCTGTTAGTACAGGTGTTACTCTGTCCTTGAATTGGCTTGATTGCCTTTTAATGCTTCCTGAACGCTTCCTTCTTGCATACTCTGGCGTATAGTCTTTGAACTTTTGACTATTAACATCTAACCCTTTTTCAAAGGTATGTTTCCTGTACATATTGACTACATTAGGTGCAAGTTCTCTAAAAAACTTCTTATCAAGCATTTAATAACTCCTGTGCTGTGTCTTGATTGTGGAACTCTGTCTTGACTTTTGTTGCTGCCAATTCCCAATTATGTCTGCAATTAACACCACCACCTTCTGTTAATGATGCTGACCACCCTCGCTTTTGTATCTCATCTCTTGTCAATTCTCCTGCTGCCATTAGATCTAAACAGAAATCTCTTGTCTTTTCATCAGCAGGCCCTATGTAAACAAATTTAGTATCAGCAGGTGCATCATCCATCATAAAAGATGAAACTGCTCTGCTATAATTGTTCATTCCATCATTTACAATCCTATTCAAACTGTGTGCTGCATAACCTTGCTTACCAATCAAATCTACTATCTCATCAACATTTCTACCATTTATAATGCCAGATAATACTTGTTGCTTGATGACACCACCCATACCTACTAAACTCGCACCAAAATACTGCTCTGATGCCACTAATAATGCTCGTAGTTCACCTTCTGTTATAGGAGCAAAAAACTGCTTTGAAAGTAATATATCACGCTGTGCTGTTAAATATCCTGCCATAATACCTGCTGTTTTCATCTCAATAATCTTGTCCATATCAAGGTCATTTATAATTGCAACAACTTCTTTTTTAGATTTGCCTTTGGTTAGTTCTGATATTGTATCAACAATTTCTTCCTGTGCTAGTCCTAAACGCCTTGCCAATTGTTCTGTCTGCTCTTTTATGAACTTCTGATTAGCCATTATAATAACTCACCAACTGTCTTGCCCTTCTCCCAGAATCTGCAACTCCAATATCTTGCTTTGGTTTTATCTTTTGGTGGGTTAGAATCGCATTTATGCCTAGATCTAAACGCTTTCCTTCTAGCATCACTATCTCTTTTAATCTCTAAATTAGGATCACCAAAAGTAACTCTGATTACATTACCTTTTGCATTATTAACAAATACCTCAAACTTCTTTCTTCCATAAGATGGTCTGCCTTTGGTTATACGTCTAGGCTTGTTAAGTTTTACTTTTTGTCCTTGATATTCAGGCATTATGTTGGCGTTGTTAAGGCTTCTAACAATGGAGATGTTTCTTCTTGTACCATCACTTCTTCTTCCTGTCTATCAAACAAATAATCCTGTGCTGATTCTCTATCAGGGAATCTGTCTGGGTCTTTCTGCATTAGTATATCAGCAACATCAATAATACCTTTGGACAACTCCCATTCCCATTGATCACGCTGTTCCTTTGCTGATAATATATCTGCTGTTTCACCAAAATCAACTGATTCTAATTCACCTGGATTTATCATTAATTCAGTAGTTAATACCTGACGTTCAACATTAAATAGATTCTTCTCAACATCATTCCATTTAACTATATCTGATTTCTTATCATCTTGTAACTCCTGATTACGCAACCTCAATGCAACGCCTGATTCAGCAGTAGTGCCATCAGCAAATGATGTTGGCAAATGATAGTTTTGTGCTAACATCTTATAACTTTCCTTAATACTATCTGTAAGTGCAGGAACTGAATTAGGTGGAGAAGTGACATTTAATGTTCCATCAACACCCAGATAATAGATTTGGTCTTGTCCAATTTGTAGATCCTTTTTATCAATCTGACTACCATTGGCATAGATATAACCAAATGATTGGAAGTGTATGTTAGCACTTTTATTTGTTTCAGCCACATTAACAACTGTATTAGTCTTAATAATGTCATTAACAGGCTCTGTATCTAAATAAGCATATTCTGGTCTGCCCTCTCTAAAACACTCTACAAAAGGAAGCATACCATAGAAATTAATATGCTCTGGATTGTCTGCATCATCATATATCTTACCATTTCTATCATAGATAAATGTATTCTCCATATCCCAATATGCAAATAGTTCAGGAGTAGTATCAAGTACCTCTGATTTAGTAGATATAGGATAAGTATAACCAATTGGTCGTAAAGGGTCATCACCAAACATAGGCTCAAAGTCGTGAATAATATCATAGTCTAATAGTCCATTTCTGAATGTTACCTTAACCAAACAACTATCAAGCAGGTTAGTAAATCTTTCCAGACGTTGCATCTTAAAGTCTTTTTCTACAAAGTAATTCACAATATCAGGGTCTGTGTATTGTCTTTTAGGTGCAACCATATATACAAGTGATATTCTGTCTATGATTCTTTTAGTTATATTCACATTGGCAATAGGCACTTTGTGTGATAGCGTTGATGAAAAATACTTCTTTGTGTATCTCTCTGTCCTGCCATTGTAATAATCCAACGCCATTTCTCTGCGTGTTCTCCACTTGTTCTTGGATTGTTGCTGTGCGTTCCATTGTGATTGCTTATCTACTAACTCTTGTATTTTAGGTATCATCTATCTACACTCCATAATTTAGGTTTCTTAACAGGATATAACCATTCTACTGAATAGCCTAGTGCATCTGTCAAGTGGGTTAATGCTTTGTTGCTCTTATCAATTTCTCGTGTGTTTGCTTTATTTGTTGTTCTCTCTAAATCATTTATTAAATCTTGGCAAGATGGGTCTATGATCATATTATCCTGTAATGCCCTGTTCATAGCGTTTACCCTATTGACCACCAATGGATTGATGTGTTTAACTCTTACCTTGAAATGTCTGCGTAATATGTCTATATCAGAATATCTTGCAGAAGAATGTTTTGCCCTACCTGTTGCATCTGGATATGAGTAATATGTATTGTTTGGATAATCCTGTTTTATTTGTTCGCACAATCTTTCTGTGAGTAAATCACCTTCCCCTGCGTGTGAGAGAGAGTAGGTTTTGAATATCCTGATATTTGGCTTGTCGTGGTATTCTTGCCACAAAACTGCACATAATGGGTCGGTATTAAAGTCCTGCCCAATGTGTATGGGTTTTCTAGGATTATATTTGACTTCTTTGACATTTTTCTCCCTGCTGAATGAATGATAAGTAGATAATGCAGATAGATTGACAAACTCACCATCTCTATATGCCTTTAATAAGTTCTCATCATAGTTTGATTCTAATAGTTTTACATAGGCTTCTGGCAAATAAGTATTATCAGTTGTTTTACCCTTAACCAATAACCTATCATCATTATCATCTGTTACAAATATCTTGTGTGTATAATGGAATCCCTCTGGTGATGTTACAATGTATATCTCACAATTATCAGATCCTCGCATACGACCAATAGCCTTCTTAAACGCCATATCGCAGTTCTTCCAACTCTCTACATCAAACTCATCAAAGCCTATGAATGTAAGTTCTGCACCAATAATACGCTGTGGCTTCTGTAACTGATAAATCTTAATGTTTCCTGCTGCTGTCCTGAATCTGTGTTTAGATTGATTGTACTCATAAGGACAATTCATATCATCTAATAATTGACTAAATGGCTGTACAAATAACTCCTCTGCTAGATCATAAGTCGGATATATAATCCAACCATTACTAACACCACTACTATTTGTTCTCTTAAACATGTTGAGCAGACTCTTGCGTATGAATATATGCGTTTTTCCCGAACCATAGCCCCCACATAAACCCGTAATTGTCTTATCAGACGTTAAGAAATCCCATTGGTGAGGGAAGTAATCATCTTTATTGAATCGCAGTTTATACATCTATGAACTCAACACCATCAACAGGATTCTCCCATTTAACTTCTTGCTTCTCTGCCTGACCTAATACCTGTTTACCTAACCATATAAGCATAGTAACATTACCCTTATCTGCTGCCTTCCATTGCATCTGTCTTAATCTAATTTTTCCTTTATCCCTACCTTTTGCAACATTTGTGGAATAACTCTTTGTAATTAAGTCCTTGCTACAACCAAAAAATGAAGCAATTTCTGTGTTAGAACAACCGAATGATGCTAACTGCTCAACCTTATCTTTGTCTATATCATATTTCTTTGGTCTTGCCATATTAATCCTTAATTGGAGTATTAAGTGCTTCTACTATTGCATACTCAAATGCGTTTATATCACTATCTGAATCTGTGATTTCTTTTGCTTTTGATTTCCATTTATTCCATAAAGCATATACAGGCTCTGGTAATTTGAGTGATAATGTCTTAAAATCTTCTTCCTCATCTTTAATAACATCTTCCAAATCAATCTTAATTGCACTATTATCAAATCCCCAATCAAGTAACTGCTCTATCTCAAATGCTTCATTTAATATATCAAAATCCCAATCACCTGTGTTCTTATTCAATCTTACATTTAATTCTTTTTCTCTATCATAAGTTAGGTCAATCTCAACGCAGGGAACTTCATTGATACCCATTGTTCGTGCAACCTTTACTCTTTGATGTCCACCAATTATAGTGTTTTTTCTGTCTTTGTTTTTATTGATAATAATTGGATCTACTAAACCAAATCTGGATATGCTGTCTTTGAGATGTTTGTATTGGCCATCAGACAACTGTCTGGGATTATATTCTGCAAATATTAAGTCGTCTATCTGCTTGTGGATAATTTTTTTAAGCATTTTTCCCCTTTTGGCTTGGATTATTATACTAAATCAACTATATGAAAATAACCTTATTTATTTTTCAAGTAATTAGCAGTTCCTAGTGACTATTCTCTCTACTAAATTAGATGATATAAAGAATTTCTTGCAAACAATATTCATTCGCTTTTTATAAGAATAATCAGTATATTTTAGACCTTCCCAGAATGAACGTATAATAGTATTCCTGATTTCAGTATGGTTAACTAACTTATCTACATCATAGAATTGATTTGTGTTTATTTCAATTTTTAACTTCATCTTCTTCAATAATCATTATTTCAGTTCTTGGTTTATCTGAATAAAGTTTTTCTGCGTATATAGTGTATATCTGGTTATCATCAAGGAAGAACCCATTATGACCACTTAAACTATCTAAAACATATTTAATAAGATTGTCAATATCAGGCTTCTTGGTATGTAATACTTCTTGCCACTTATCTTTAACTAATCCTGAATATTTGCCTGACCTGTAATGTGATTTGGGTCGCTTCATATAGAATTTAATATTTATATGTAATGGGGTTAATCTTGGCAGGTGAGTAAAGGCTTTGGAATAATTATAGTCTTTTAATGCTTTTTTTAAAAAATCTTCTTTATCTTTTTTGCAGGGGTCGTATGTTCCGTACTTGAAATGTCGGTGTCTTTGTTGTGGCTTTGGATTGCCCTCAATTTCCAAAAATATTTGGATTACCTGTTCTCCTTACCCATTAAATAGCCTAAAATAAATGCTAAAACCCAACCAATAAGATAAATAATCATTATGGTCAAAATCAATTATTAATCTATTCTCCCATTAAATAAACTAAAAAACCATCTTAAAATATCTCTAATCAGGAACATTGTTGCAAATACTAGAATTACTGAAAATACAAAAAAGAATATATATTTTATACTATCTACAAGCAATATAGTCAATACTCCTGCTATAAAAAATACTCCAATTAATATTAATGCTACTATCCATTTAATTATCATTTTATCCCTTTCAATATTTCTTCACATAATTCTGATGGAACTTTGCTTTTTTCATAAGCATTTTTCATTCCTTGCGTTCCTGTCCTTGAACCTCTTGGTGCTATTTCGTGATGACAATTTCTGTTTCCGTTATGACACATTGCTCTTGGAATCCAACACATATCATTTGTCCATATATCTGTTGGTTTCATTCTGTTATCTCCATACTTACAATAACATACTGTATTTCTAATTGGAACACCTTGAATAACAGACAATTTTCTTAATTTACCTCTTGGGTTTTCAATATAATAATATTTTGGATTCAATTCCTTAATTATATCTAATGTTTTTTGCACAATTTTAACACCCTGTACTGCTTGAAATGTTTTTGGTGTATGGTCTTTATTCCAATGGTGTCCTATTGATGAAACACTAAAATATGTACAAGGTGGTGATGCCCAAATAATATCAGACTTAAATGGAATCTTACTTACATCAAAATCAAATATATCACAAACTTGGTCTATATTATCAAATGCTTTAAAATCACTTGTATATGTTTCATACCCCATTTCTTCTGCAACCTTTGAGAATGACCTAGATCCTGCAAAAAGTTCTAATACTTTCATAAATCTCCATACATCTCATCATTATAATCTTCAAACAAAAACTCACCAAGCATTTCTAATACAGTAAATTTGCAATATGGATTAGTACACTCCAATCCTTCTTCTACATCATCTTCTGATACTAGGAACTCTGCCACCTTTAATGGTGATATACATTTAGGACAATTTGGAATATTCATTTAACACTCCTCTGGAACTCAATATATTCCTTCATTATCATATTCCTTAATCTCAATTTAGGCACTAATACCCATAATAATACTACAATACCCACCTTTACTATAATTGACATCACTTCATTTGCAAAATAAAGCAACTCTATTAATGAATCTGTCATTTGTTTCTCCTTTTTAAAATAATTTCATCTGTGTTATAGGCTTATAACTTGCATCATATCTTTTATTTTCACCTTTTGGATATGGCTTTATCTCATATTTTAAATTTTTTAACATATTCTTTTTTTGTGTCTTGTTGCCTAAAAACATTATATATCTGTGTTTACTGCTTCTAAATTTTCTATTCTTCTTATAATCAATATTTTTATCATAATGCCTACTATGTGTATTATCATCTGAACCAATATCTGTTCTCTCTTGTGTAAATCCTGTATATATCCAATTTGTTGCCTGATAAATATAGCCATTATGGTTTTGTGCTTTATCTGCATAACTGACAACTATTCTTGGTTTAGGTATCAATTTCAAACAACAACCTAAAAAATATGATGTAATATTATTTACTGCAATATCATTCACACAAAGTCTATTTAATTCAATAACTCGTGATTTATATATTTTGCCACAAACACCTGTACATAAGTTTGGTGATGCAGGACTACCAAAAGTGCAAATACCTAATAATTCTCTATCTTTTAATAATCCAAAAGCATAAGATATAGATGGTATTCTTTTAGCATAATGCTTATTCAATAACCAATCATAAGTTTCTCTTGAATCAATAGATTCTACATAATATTTATCTTTTATAGACATTTATCTACTAATTTTTTGCCTATGTATAATACTGCAATAACACCTACTACTGATATAATATCTACAAAATGATTTCCTGAATCTGATTCTAATTTGCCTATTGGCGTTTCAATAGATACTTTTTTTGATTGTAATGTTGTGTCTAATGTATTAATTGGTTTTGGTTTCATTTATTCTCCTATTCATAAAATGGACTATTTTTATCCCACCTGCTTATCATCTGCATTTTCATATCTACTACACTATTAACAAAATTTAAATATTGATTATCTATTTCATACCAATCTGCATCTAATGGCTCACCTTTGCCCTTACCTTGTTGCATAATCATACCTTTTGGATTCAATTTTCTATGTTTTATGGCATCTTCTTTTTTAATCCAACCACAAACTGTCAATTCATTTTTTTTGGTGTTCATACTGCAAAATATATATCCATCAACATTATACTTCATTTGACATTTCAAAATATTATTAGTATAATAGTCTTTAACATCAGTTGTTCTGGACATTGTTTTTACATCATATTTCTTGCCATTATATTGAATATCAAAACCACCATCATACCCAGATTTGCCATCAACCCAACCAAAGCCAAACATTTCTCTAACAACACATTCACCAATCATTCCTGCGTATTGTTGCTCTGGCGTTCCATTATATTTAGACCTTTGACCTAAATCAATTGTATTTACTAATTTCCAACAATATTCCTTCAATTCAATTTTTGGATTTACCTTTAATCTTTTCATACTTTTTTGCCTATTCCTTTAATATAATCCATTGTCATTTTTCTTTGATCATCAGGTCTATATGCATTTTCTTTTGCTTTTTGCAGATATTCATCTTGTTCTTTATTTATTAAATCCTGCTTATGTTCTCTATAATATCCATCAAAATCATTCTTTGACCAAGTATTTAATCTCTTATCAATATCAAATGCTTTTTCTTTTTGCCATCTCATTTTTTTGCTATTAGCACTTTTTTCAGACCAATAATCAACAAATGCTTTTAATAACTTTAATCCATATTTATCTAAATATTTTTTATTATTCAATATAAACTCAATCTTTAATGTTTTTATTTTATTTACATTATTATCATTATTTACATTATTGTTTGTATTTGTTCGCAGTTTGTTCGCAGTTTGTTTGCGATTTGTTTGCAGTTTATCTGCAATTTGGTTTTCTTGGTAAGTATCATAATTACATATAGTTATGTGCGTTGATTGTGTGTTAGTTTTCAGCAATATCATTTTATCTTTTTGTAAAACTTTTAGAAAACTTCTTAATTTGGAATTACCCCATCTAAACTGTCTGCATAACTTCTTTTGTGATGTAATCATACTGCCTTTTTTAACCTTAATTAATTCAGATCCAAGCATAAATTTATTATCTTTATGATTTGCTTTGAGTAATAACCATATCCAGGCCTCAAAATTGGAATATACCCTACTGCGATTCAATATAGGATTCTCTAATATTTTCCTATGTAATGAAATCCAACCTTCCATTATGGTAACCACCTTTCAATCTGTTTTGCCCTTTTATCTGGAATAGGCATTAAACCATTACACCATTTACATACTGCCATTGGTGATATATTTAATTTCCTAGATAACCAACTCTGGCTTCTCTCGTGCTTTGCTAATTTTTTAATTAATAATTCCTTATGCATTAAATAATACCTCCACAATTTTTTTATCTATATCTACTGCTACAAATTTAGGCTTAATAGTAACGTGCCATCTATATCCTATTCTATCATCATCTCGTAAAAAATTGGTTTTACACTTCCAATCATTTGTATTCCAATCTCCTGGTGCAGAAAATGCTATATTAACAAAATCGTGTTTTACAATGATTATACCATTATCTGTAACACCATCTCCACTTGTAACTTCAATTCTATCAATAAATGGTGTAATGTCTATATCTGAATAACTTTCAGAAAATTTTAATCCCCAATGAATCTTAACATTAAAATATGTATGTTCTTCACCATCAACCATAAATAATGATTCATCTTTTGATAATATATCTACTTGTTTATAATTTAATTCTGTAATAAAAGTTGTTTCTCTCATTTGTTTCTCCATATTAATGCAGGGAACTATCTGGATAGTGTATATTCACAAGCACTATGCAATCCCCCGACAATAGAACCCTGCATATCGTTAGCAATTAAAAAGGTAGATCATCTTTTGCAGCAGCAATTAATTCCTCAATAGGTTTTTCTTCTATTTCTTCACCATCTGATTCAAATGCTTTTATAGCAAGATTATTCAGGATATTTCTAGTATCTTTATCAACCCAAGTTGTATCGTGATATTCACCATCATCACCTTTTTGACTTGGCATACTAACAAATTTACCATTAACACCTTCAACCAACTTAAACCCTTTTATAGTCATATCAAAATGTGATGTCATTCCTACAAATTTAAGGTCAAAAAATGCTACTATTTTACCCCAATTACCTTTTTTCATTCTATCTATTTTATATTCCATATTACTTCTCCTCTTGTTTTTCTATTTTTGGATTCTTAAATAATTCTATTGCTTGTTGCATTGTTTTTAATGCTTTTTCAGCAGCAATCTTTGGATTTGGTGAATCATATATTTGTGTCCACCATTCATTAGTCTTTTTCTTCTTGCCCTCAAAACACTTATGCTTTAACAATTCCTGATATTTATCTTTTTGTTGTTCAGTAACATTATGTGCTTGTTCCTGATGTACTGCATTTTGAACTTCATCTGCACTTGCAATAGATCCATCAATTCCAATCCCTAACATTCCCAATGCTCTGCCTACTGCACTTGTTTCACAATTTTCAAGTGCTGATGTTTTATTTATTTGTGATGATCCTACCATTTCATAAGCATATCCTGTGAATATTCTCATTCTATCTGCAACATCTGGACATACTTCTGCTTTGATTATGAATCTATCTGTGAACTCTATTAAATCAGTTCTGATTGAACCATTTGGATATAACTTATGGAACTCTTGAACTCTCTCATTTACTAGGACATAGTCCTTTCCGTGTATCTTGATACTCACTTGTTTCTCCTTTTTTTGTTTTGAAAATGTAAACCGAATTTAAATCTTTTTAATTAAATAAAAAATATTTTATATTATAAATAATACTCTTATTAGAATTAACCCTACTTCTAGTTGTCATTTGTTTCTCCAAACATATCCACCTTGTAGGGTTTTTTCTTTTATCCCCAATTTCCCTTTAAATATTCCCTGACCAACTCATATACCACAAAAGTAATAATAATGGCTAGAAACACTAAAATATGCCCTAAAACGCTTTCTTCTATCATTTGTTTCTCCTTTTAACAAACCTACCTTTTTTATCTCGTGGCTGTTTGCCTAAAACTTTGATTTCCCAATCTTTGCGAATCTCTTTTAGAAATTGTTTCAGTAAATTCATTTTGTTTCTCCTAGTTAATTAATATGTTAATTCATTTTCAATAGTTGCTAAAAAATTTATACAAAATTCTTTAAATTTTGCAGGTGGATATTGATTTTTACAAAAATGATTTTTCCAATATCCTACGAAATCTCCATAAGTTTCTAAACCACATTCTTGTAATTCTTCAACTTCTTTTAAAACCCATTTTCTATCTTTTGAATTTGATATTAATATTTCTAACATTTATTTCTCCATAATTAGTTTATATAATATAAACATAAAATATAATATGAATCAACAATAATTTATTTTTTTTTAATTTATAGAGGGGTAGGTAGGGTGGCTCTACTTAATAATAGTGGATAAGGCTAGTATTATGCTAGATGTCGCTATAAAGACATAAAAGCCACCCTTAATATAGGAATGCGTCTTTTCTACGGAAATAAGTCTTTTATTTAAATGGAAACTAAATTCCTCAATGCGTTCTACTTTTTCTTTAATGAACTCACAATCTTTGGAAATCTGTATTAGCATATATTTTAAATCATCTTTTTCAGGCATTAATAAGATTCCCTTAACTTCATAGATAATGAATATAAGTCTGGTGCTGCCTGTGTTATAGAGAAATTACCCTGATCAAATCTAACTATTGCCCATTGGTCTGGGTTTTTATTAGGGTCTGTATCATTTGCTTGGAATATAAATGGAATATGTGAACCCTGTACCCTATTTAGCACTCTTGCAAAGAATGATTGTGAATTGAGTATTGTATCTGAATTAGCAGTTAATGATGTTTCATAATAATTTAAAGATTCTGTTTTAGGCATCAGATTCTCTGGTGTTAAATAACTAAAATTCATATTCCATATTCTTCTGCCTAATGTTCTCTGCATTTCAATAGTTGCTTCTGTTCCTTGCTCATATTGTCCTGTGGTCAGTTCCCAAGCATAAGATGTTGCCCAGAATGTTCCACCTCTTGTATATGATGCATTGGATAATGTTGCACCACCTTTTGTTTGTGTAGTTGCAACTCCATCATATTCTCTGACCATTGAAACTGATAAATCAGGTGTATGTGGTGGATTCCATTTAGAACATAGTGATATGCAACCTAACTTAACATTCTGCACAGAATCACCATTATTTGTAATTTTAATTCTATATCCATCAACCTTTGATACACTATACTTTGCTTTGAATATTGTAAAACCATTATAGGTAGGTTTGCTTGAAGCACCATTGTCATTTATAACAAGCGTTCTAGTTGTTGGGTCATTATAAGTACCATTTTCAATCAACTGTATTTGTATTGATGCATCTATTGTATGCAGATTATGTCCTAGAACAAAAATATAAATATATCCATCTGAATCTGTAATTGTTTCTAACTGAATAGATCCTGTAAAATCAACATCATAAACTGTTGGCTCATTTATTGGCAATTCCATAGTATGTGTTTTAGTTGGGTTTAATAAGTGTATATCATTTAAGGCATCATCTTTATACTCTACATTTCCTAAACTCTGTAAATAATCACATAATGGTACATAAAATGCAGGTTTCCTGATATTACTATATTGTGCCATTAATATCCTCCTGTGCTTGTTGCTTCTGTTTTTATCATATTAATTGTTTTTAAAATCCTAGATATATTCCTATTATTATTTTTTTGTATATCTATTTTTTTGCCATCTTGGTCATATATCTCATTTTTAAATGTAGTTTTTATTTTTTGTGGTATTGTTCCAAATACATTATCTTTGCTTAAATTTTCTATTAATCCCTGACTACCATCAAAAGTAGAGTGGTTTTTATTAAATTTATCTATTTGGTAATATGGCAATAATTCAACAACTTTTAAATTGTCTTTTACAACCTTGCAATTAATAATTTTTAAATTTCCTGTGTATTCTAAAAATGTAGATATGCCTAATTTTGTACCAACCCCAAAACCGATAATTCTATTATCACTATAATCTATATAAAAGTTACTTTTAGTTATATATTCCAACTCGTATTGACCTGACAATTTAATATCTAATCCAACCACATTTTGACCTATGGGTATTGATATTTTGCCATTATTTAAAATTATTTTCTCCATTATATGTTTCCTAATATATGTTGAATAAGAGATATAACATCTGTAATATCAATATTATTGTCTTGATTCCAATCTGCATTTGATAGTTGTGTTTCACTTAAATCCGTATTACCTAAAAGATATGCTGCCAACATTACTGCATCTAGTATATCTACATTTTCATCTAAATTGACATCACCCAAACCTTCCTCTACATCTTCTAAAAGTTCATCTGATATATTTAATGCAGGATCATCAAGATTAATGTTTGGGAAATTAGTATCATTCCAGAATTGATGATTATCTGTGTGGTCACTATCAACATCAAAAATCTTATGCAATTGATAACAAGATATGTTAATAAAATCTAATCCTCTTTGTATTTCTGTAACTAAAAATAATGGGTATCTATAAGATCTGCCATATTTAATGGGGTTTGTGTAATCCATACCATAGGCTCTTATACCATCTATAAGTTTATCTTTTTCAAATTTAATTAAAGAACCAACCTCTAATTCTGTATATCTCAAAGGTAATTTTATATTTATCATTAAATGTTGTGCAGATTCATTATAGAATTTTTCAGCAGCAATTATGGCTACTGTGTCTGAATTATTGGTATGATTTGTTTTTATTGTTGTCTTGTTATCTAATAAATCCTCTATGCCATAAAATCTCAATGCTTGTTGTGTCATATTAGGAGAATTAGTATATTTTTTAAGATAATCTTTTGACCCATAATCATATTCATATTCCACATCTATACTTGAAATCAATTGATTAATATCTGTTAATTTAAAATCATAATTAATTATATCATCAGTATTTATTAATAAAGAATTTTCATAGTCTGTTTGCTCATACAATTTCTTCAATGTAACAAATCCGAACTTTCCATTATTTTTAATTCTTGGATATGAACGAGTAAACTCACTTATTTGCTCAATTAATTTTTTTGAATTTGTTTTTTTATCTACTGCAAAAGCAAATTGATAATCTTGGTGTTGTTCACAGGCTATTTCATATTCTTCTTCATCAAAATCTGAAACATTTAATTCATTTTGCAATATATCTCTCATTATCACAACAGGGTTTCTGAAATATATTTCCTCATTATAATAAACATCATCTAGGTTATCTGTTAACCTGCCTTGTACATCAACATAAAAATCCTTTTTTGTTACATCTTCCACATCTACTATTGAATATTGTTTTATATTATTAATATTTAATTCAATCTGTGAATCACAAATATTACTATTAATATCAAATCCATTTGCAGTTGATAAATTATACATTTTTAGAAAATCTATATTATAGGATAAAGAATCTGCCTTGTCATCTTGGTATGACTTTGTTCCCTCGTGAAATCTAATCACAGGGAAACAGTTGCCTGTAAGACTATCATTTGGTATAGATTCGGTAGTATCAATACTTGTAATGAATTTAATTGTTCTATCAGGGTTAAAAACATAATTATATCCTATTTGCAATCCTTCATAATCATCATCATTAAATGTGGTTATTGTATTTGGAAATTCAGAAGTATTTGGTGCAAGTGCAAATGGTGGAACATAAGATCCCTGATTGTTATCATACTGTAAAGAAAGATATATTATCCATTCGGAAGGGATTATATTGACACCCCAATCAGAGTATGTTGTAGGTTCAGTATTAGTCAATTCCCAGAATGAATTATAAAAAGCATATAAAAAAGGATTTATACCACCTGTTAAATTATCTGCACCAGAAAATAAATGTGGTACTTTTTCTTCCCAACTATAAGAAGATTGTATGTTTGCATCTATGTCTTTTACAGGCAAATTGTAATCATTTAAAGTAAATTTCAGCAATTTATTATATTTACCTCCATTAAGACCATAAGATGATGACAATCTATAACCAAACAAGATGTCTTGTGAAATTAGATTGTTATCAATGTTACCTACATATCCAACATTGCTACTTGTTGCAGAAATCGTAACACTATTTTCTGATATAAGTTCACTTAAAATATTTTCATCTATATATTCTTGGTTTTGCTGACCACTATAACCATTATCATTTAATCTTTTAAAGGATATATTGTTTGGCACAGATTGAGATAATGTCTGCAACCTGTTCCTAGTAAATAAGCCACCATTTTCAATTTGTATCATATTATTATTAAAAGAATCAAAAATAATCTGCGTTTGCCCAATAGTTAGTGGAGCATAATCAGGGTTTAATTCCACATCTAAATCATCAGGGTCATCATTTAAAAATTCATTTTTAACAAATTGATGCTTTATATTGTGCATAACTGATAAATACTGCTCATCATACAACTTTAATCCACCTATAACCCAACTTTCATCTATTGGTTCATTCTGCTGATCATAATAAAACCCTGAATAATAATTTTCTGTAACAGACCCTCCTATATCTTTATAATCAAAAATAATAGAATATTTACCATCTACATACTTTGCAACAGTAGGTGCATTATTTAATCTCCCATATATCATAGGAACAGGCTTATTTTTATATCTATCAGGTATATTTTTATCATCTCCTAGTTCTATTAAAGGCAAATCTCTATGTATTTTTTGCTCTGTGTAGTCCTCTAATTGCATAGTCAATGTCTGGTCTGTATGTGATATTGACCTAATCTTGCCAACATATAATACTGCACAATCGGTGTCTTTTAATGATTGATCAACATTTCTTAATGATGGAGTAATAGTAGTGCAGGATTGCGATTTCAAATGAATACTAACTGTTTCATTAATAAGCATATTATTAGTAAACAAATCAGACATTCTAACACCATTGTAATCAACATTACTAAAATTCAATGTTACAGAGGATATTTTATATTTGCCCTTGTCCAAATCTACTGATTCTTTTAAGTTCGGTAAACCTAGCAAAATTGGTCTTAAATATATATCTGGATTATCAACACCTCCAACATTAGATGATTCTTTAATTTGTAAATTATTTGTAGAAAATCCTTTTGGTTCTATAATTGCAGGTGATGTTTCCTCAAACCCTGTATCAGGGTCAATATATGTAGATGCTTTTTGTATTAATTTTTCTATTAAGATGACAGGGATAATATTTGTATTATTTGATAATATATCCTTTTTAAATGATTTAGAAATAAACATTATCCAATACCTATATCTGCACCACGTCTGATTGCTTCTTTGATTTGTGGTATTGCCTGTTCCTCTATGAATTGTTCACTCATCACGTTGCCTGTAAATGTAATATTAACCCCACCTGCTGTTGATGTTGGCTGTCCTGATGCATCTAATGGTGTTACGCTTACCAACTCTCTACCACTTGGATTATCACCAACCATAATTGGTTCTGCACCATTTGTAACAAAACTACCACCTGTTGCAAATGAAGGTATTTGTGCCAACCCTTTATCAATCAAACCACTTGCTGCACCTCCTGCTGTTGCTGCTAATAATAAGTTAAAAGGATATGGCACTCCTCTCAAAATACTTGAAATCAATCCTGCTATTGCTTTCATACTTTCACTTTTTATTACAGATTTAGCACCTTCTGATGCACTACTTGCAGACTTTGCTAAATTTTCTAATTTTTTCCTTGTTAATTCATCATCTGACTTTTCTAGTTCATCATTGGCTTTTTTTTGTCCTTGTACAAAAGTTTCAGTATTTTTTTCTGATTGCTCTTTTGATTTCTCACCTATTTCTTCTGCATCTTTCAATATGATTTGGTTTAAATTTTTAAAATCTGCACCTACATCATTTAATGCCTTATTAAAATCTCTTATTAGTAAATCTGTTGCTTCATCTATCCAACCTGTTTTAGCACCTCTTGGACTAAATCCCATCATTTCCATTAACTTATCACCAATTGCTACATAGCCTGATTGAAACCCTGCTGACAATCCTACTAAAAATGTTTTTCCTGCTAATATTCCACCTTCAACAAATACTCTTGTCAACACCCTAAATATCTCTCTCCAATTATCTACCATTGATGTACCAACATTTTCCCAACCTATCTCACCCATTTTACCAAATTCTGTATTTATATCTTCTATTAATGGCTGTATTTTTGATATTAATTGTGTACCAATTGCTGCCTTTATTCTTTCTATACCATCTTTGAAATTAGAGACTGTTCCTTCCCAAGTTTTAGACATTTTTTCTGTCATACCTGCTATACCTAAACTTGGATCTGTCAAAGCCTTCTCCATTACATCTCTAAATTCAGGTATTGTTAATTTAGTTAAATCCTCAATTCCTGAAAATGATGCGATTAATGGTAGAACACCTCTCTCTTTTAACATATCTGCTGCACCTGCTCCACCTGCAAATGCTCTACCGAAAGCAGATGCTGCATCTACTATATCTACCCCCATAAATGCTGCTAAATCAGCGATTGGTTTTGCCATTTCTTCTGCATCAGCACCAAATGCTTTTAATGATGCACCTGCTTCTACTACATTTTTAAGTTGGAATGGAGTTGTGGCTGCTATCTTATTAAAATTATCAAAAGCCTGTCCACCTCTTTGAACAGAGCCATACATAACATCTAATCTTGTTCGTAATGTTTCAAATTGTCCTGCTGTTTCAATAGAACTCTTGCCTATATTGATTATTGCACCACCTAGTTTATAAACACCAAAACCAATAGCGAGTCCTGCAACTGCCTTGCTTAAACCACCAATAGATCCTTTAAGTTTTTTAATATCATTGTCTGCTTTTTTAACACCTTTGGACTTAACATTAATTGTATATGTAGTTGATGATGCCATTACTTCTTATCCTTCATAGTTTCTTTTTTCTGATTCTCGGATTTGACTTTACCATATTCACTATCAATAATTAAAAAATTATTCTTTAACTCATCAGGAGTATCTGCTAGTGATTTATATGGAGGGCAATTAAATGTCTTGCAAAACAAGTAATCTTTTATCATTGATTGTATATCCTCACTCAACAATAAAAAATAATCTACAAAAAATGCTGATTGTGTATATAATGCTTGACCCAAATCAAATCCTTTTTCTTGTGCTATATCATACAATGCAATCAGTTCTTGATAAACATCATCTAAATTGCGATATTCTGCATACCTATTTTCAGATAATGACATAGCATTATAAGGAAATTCTACCCCAGAATAAGCATTTTTTTCTAAACCATTACAACTAATCCAGACGTTAATCCTTAACAGGATCTCATCTACTTTTTTTTTGAATTAGCGACCTCAAACACTTTGTTTGCTATTGCAATTATTTCATCAGTTGTACAATTATTTAGTTCTTCCTCTGATAACTTCGTGTATTTCAGACATATATCACCCCAGAATGTGAATGTAGGTGTATTGCCTTCTTGTGTAGTTGCAATCATCAAATCATTTAATTCACATCTCTTTTTCCAATCTATTTCAGGTATTTCTACCTCAAATGTCTTGAAACTCTGGTTATCATTTGCTTTTACTTTTACTGACATAGATTTATCCTTATCTTTGTTTTTATGCTATTGTTATTCCTAACATTTTAGTAGTTGAACTTATATCATCTGCACCTACTACTGTAAATGGTATTGTTTCCATTAATACTGCACCACCATTATCAATAGTTGGCTCATTAATAAAACATTTATCTAATGCTATTGTTAATTCACTTGCTGTGTCATTTTGTATATTTATATCAACAGTATTTGAATCATAGAATTTAGCAAGTAAATCATTAATATCATCATTCCTGATTGCAGTAATAGAACCTGTAACTTCAAAACCACCTGTCATAGCATATCCAAATGGCTCAAATGTACCACTTGTATTATCTTTATAATGCACTCTCTCAATAGTTCTATTTACTGATAATTCCCAAGATTGTATTACCAATTTCTCTAATGCACCACCATTAATACCTGTATTGTCAGGGTCTAAATTTCTAATATTTCTTGGTGTTCCTGTGTCGTATGCAGGACTTGAAATTGCATCATCTGCATCTGTACCTGAATTAGGCATAAAACCTGTTGCCCAATTAATAGTAACAGTCATTTCTCCACCCTCACTACCAATATCTTCTGTTATTGTAAACCCTGTACCTACACAACCTTGACAAACTACATTGTTATGTGTAGCATCTGCACCTGCATCTTCAAATCTAATCTCAAATGTTGATGCTGAACTTGCTCCATTTACATATGTTGCTGTTGGAAAAACATAATCATTGTTTAATGCTGCCTCACTACTAGCATCTTCAAATACTGCTTCTGTTGCTAATAAAACAGAATCAGGTGTTCCCCTTAATGTAGTTTCAAATGTCCACATTTTAGTTCCTTCTGAATGATGTCCTTGTGATGCTGTTGTTGTAAATTGACCTGCCCTTTGTGCTGAATATTCAACAGGCACAGAAGATTCAGGAATAGTAAAACTTGTTACCTGTAACTTCTTTAACCCTGCATCATCAGGCTGATCACCAACATTACTTTCTTTCTGATACCAAACCGAAACATTTTGGCTTGGAAAATAATTAGTCGCTTGTGACATTACTTAACTCCTTTTTTCTTTACTTTTGGTTTCTTTTTTTGTTTGGCTTCTAATGGCTGTAATTCTTTTTTAACTGATTCAGGCAAAGAATCAAAATCAGTTATATCTATTGAACCACCTTTTAATAAATTATTTATCTTATGAATACCAAAAAACTTATTGTCTAAATCTTTAAATCCTGCTTTTGCTTTATATTTTGCCATTATATATCCCTATGTAAAATGATTAAAATGTTGTATTGTAATCTCATATTCTGCTATATGCAAATTAGTTTCTTCTTCATTTTCTTCATCTTGGACATTATAATTAATAGTATCTACAATCAATGCTGCCCAATTATTATCTGCATCTACCTGATTATCTAATAAATGCTTCCTTAACCTATCTATTTTGCCTTTTACAGCCTTATTTATTAATTCTTGACTTGTATCTGCCTTGAAGTAATATCGCAGGTTTAAAGCATATTCTCGTGTTTCAAAGTTAGTTGCTTGTTCAATACTTGTACTAGATAATAAATCAATTTTAATGCATTCAGATCCTATCATCTTAAATTCACTACCAATATAGACATTTTGAAATTCTTTGGATATAACACTTCTCAATCCTAATTCTACTTCATCATATGCTATTTTGTCGTATGTAATCGCCATTATCTATGCAAACTTATGTTTCTTGTTACTGCATTTGTTTCTTCTAAATGCTCACTATACACTTCTATTTCCCATTGGTCTGGTGAACCACCTGCAACCATCGCTGCACCTTGAAATCTTACTTTTAAGCCACCTAATGCACCCCAATCATCTAATC